CAATAGCCGCAAATTTGGATAGTTGGAAAGAATCGTTAGTTACATATAAGGTGAAAGCATGCACTCTGGCATTTACACAGAAAGGTGAGCACGTACCAGCATCAAACTTCTGCATGCCGCTCTCGTAATTGTTGACAGAATGGAATTCTGCCACAGATTCTGTATGTTGAATTTGTGCATACACAACTTCCTTGCATTGACAGGGAATCACTGCCAACAAAAAGACGTAAATGCTCAGTATGTATGCTATCAATTTCATATTTGGCAACAAAGATACGAAATAACTTTTGAACTTAGTTGCAAAGATACGCTATGACGCACGAATAATTCCTAATAAATATTTTTATTACTTAAACGTCATCTGCCCAGTAAAGAAGATACTCCCAACTTCAAAACAAATATGGCATGCCTATTATCTAAATAAATTTCTCTGATTCGTTCACTATTATCAAGGTTATGCGTCCACTTAAAAAAATGATTTCTCCAAAAATCTCCTACTGATAATCGGTGGGTTGCGAACTTAAAAATCGAGTTCTTTGACTTTTAAAAGTGGACTCAGCTATTTTGCCTTGCATTCCACCGTACTTCAAAGTTATCGGCAAACTTGATAAGTTCAGTTTCTTTCTCTTCATGCCCGAGGGGTATACCATAGTTTTGACTTTATTCCACTATTAAAGAAAGCGTTTCCTTTCCGTTCATGGATAGGTAGTATGTAGTCATATCGTAGTAGTACATATAAACAACTACCAAATACAACATAATCCTTTTTCTTTCACTGTTTTATCCCTTTTGTAGTTATGTAGTAGGATAATATCGGTGAAAGAAAAGGATAGAGATAATTTAATGGTGTGTACTTCCAAAAAGGAATATCGGTGTTATGGTTGCGGACGGTCGTTGTAGCTCATGGATGATATACTTTCTGAAGAAATGGGCTTCTGTGCTATCCAACTGAAAGGACAAGGCAATGATGATTGGGAGGGGGTAAAGCGGTACATAGCCTACCAACTCGTTATCTCTGACTATTACCCTCTCACCTGCACTCCTTTCATCAGGGTACAGGTTGGGATTGTGAATTATCTCTTGAAGTCTATTATTGAGTTTCCTCCACGTTACACCGAAGAACCTCGCAAGTTCGCCCTCAGTCATGGCAATTTCTCCATTTCCTTTGCGGACTATTTGCATATTGCTGCCCCATTCATAATAACTGCGCTCTTTGTATTGAATGGATTTTACTTCTATCTGTGATTTGTTTTTTGTATTCATGCCGTTTCCTCCATTTTATAGATTGAAATATCTGAAGGTTCATAAACCTCTCTGACCGCATTCCACGGCTAAAAAACATATCCTTTCCGTTCATGGATCGGTAGTATGTAGTCATACCGTAGGTGCACATATAGTCATCTACCAACTACAACGTAATCCTTTCTCTTTCACCGTATTATCTTGTATTGTAGTGATGTAGTAAGATAACAGTGAAAGAAAAAGGATTGGTACATATTCAGCTATTGACACCCCTGTCATATATGATGATAGGAATGACAGAGTTCCTTGGACGCATCAACTCACTGCACACATGCTTTCTGAACAGATGGACTTCTACGCTGTCAAGCAAGAAGGAAAGGGCGATAATTGTAGGTAATGGGTAGAGCGGTGCGTAGCCCCTTACCTCCTTATCCGTGACTATTTTCCTTTCGTCTGCGCCCCTTTCTTCTGGATGCAGGACGGATTCTTCGGTTATCGTCCGAAGTCTGCCATTGACTTTTCTCCATGTAACTCCGAAGAACCTTGCAAGCTCGCCCTCGGTCATGGCTACTTCGCCTTTTCCCCTGCGGATAACCTGCATACCATTTCCCCACTCGAAGTAGCTGCGCCCCGTGTCCAGACGGATTTCAGCCTTGGTCTTTATTCCATCTTCCGTATTCATGCCGTTTCCTCCATGCTTTTGTTTCTGCTTGCGTTGACAATCGTCATTGCCCCTATGGTAATCGCTTCCGTTTCCATTGTATCGTTTTCTTTGTTCTTTTCCTGATGTTTGGCGATGAGTTTGTCCATGTCCTCGGAAATCTTGCAGTCCGTTACCTGTGCATAAATCTGTGTACTTGCAATTGATGTGTGTCCCATCATCTTGGCGATGCTTTCTATGGGAATACCTGCACTTAGACACATCGTTCCGAAGGTATGTCTTCCCATGTGATAGGACAGGCGTTGCTTGATACCACAAGCCTTGCCTACGATGCTTAGCTTCGCTGCTAACACACTTCTGCTGCAACAGGGCTGAAAGATAAGGCGATTATCCATATCCGTGTTATTGCCTTCTTCTTTCACCGCTTTTAGTTGCCTTTGCTGCTCAATAATCGTCTTGGCTATGGGATGTAACGGCACTATAAATTCTACTTTTGTTTTCTGACGTTCCTTTCTTATATACATCTGTCCGTCCGCTGCGCTCTTGATATGCCCAAACGTCAAGTGTTCCATATCCGTAATGGCTAAACCTGTGAAGCAGGAGAAGATAAACATCTGTCTGGCAAGCTCGGCATCACTATCACATATCTTCATAGCCATCAGTTTTTTCACATCACTCTTACTAAGAAAGCGGATAGCCTTTTCCACCTTTTCATATTCTGCATGCTCAAATGGATTATAACGAATGATGCGCTGGCTTACCGCACGGAACATCAAACGGCTCAGCCAACAAAGATAATTGTTGATAGAAGAACCTTTCAACCCTTTCTTTTTAAGAAAGAAGCGGTATTCTTCAAACAGTTCCTCCGTTATACTTCGGATTTCTATATCCGTACTACCTAAGTCCTTTATAAACTCGCACAGCATCCTGTTAGCATAGCAAAGGTTAGTGTATGTACCTTCTGCCTTAGACTTGCCCACACCTTCCTTTACCGATTGTAGTTCTGTATTGCTTAGCTCCAACAAAGTGGTGGGAGAAGTTGCTATGCCTTGCAATCTGTTTTTAAGCAGTTCAGCACTTACCACTCCGTCTTTTAGGAGCAGTTCCTGATAGGTCTTTTCTACTTGTTCTCTGAATGCTTGCAGGCGAAGGTTTGTTTTCTTATCTGTAGTTATTCCTTGCTTGGCATTCCACTCCGCAGGCTTACATTCTTCGTTTGTAGTAATGACAGAGTTCTTGCCATCTATCGTGATACGGCAGAGTATGGAGGTCAGACCATTTGCTTTGGTCTTTTGTCTGTTGATATAAAACAGTGTCTTGAATGTACTTCTAATCATGATTTTAGTTTTAATACTACTATTGCTAAATACTCATCTGCATATCCTCCGTGAAAGAAAGGAAACGCTCAAACTCCAAAAACAGTTTCTGTGGTGTAACCTTTGCGTACCGTTCGGTCATACTCACGTTGCTATGCCCCAACATCTTGCTCACCGTTTCTATCGGCACTCCCTGCTCAAGTGTGATGAGCGTGGCAAAGGTATGTCTTGCCGTATGCGTGGTAAAGGGAAAGGCTATGCCGATTCTTAGGCGCAATGCTTTAAGATACGATTGATAGGTGGCATATTTCATCTGTGGCAATAGGCTTTCCCTTTCATCGCTCTTGTACTTCTCTATTATCCTGATGGCTTCGGGCAACAACTTGATACGGCAAAGTACGCCTGTCTTCTGCCTGTTGAACTTCAGCCAAAGACTTCCCTCATCATCACGGACAAGATGCAATCTGCTTAACTCCATCAAATCGCAATAGGCTGCACCCGTATGGCAAGCAAAGACAAACAAGTCCCTTGCGGTTTCCATTTCCTCCTCTAACTCTTCAAACTGTATCTTCATTAGTTTGTCAAGCGAACACCTATCAAGAGCTTTGGGTAGCTTCTTATCTCCTCTTACTATTTTTGCATTAGCAAACAACAAGGTGTCAGCCAATCCCTCACGGTATGCCAACCTACATACGGTTTTTATTTGGGAAGCTGCACCATAGAAACTGCTCTCTTGAAAACCTAATGTCCCCAAGAAAAAATCTCTAAAATCATAAATAAAGTTTTCAGATAGTTGTGAGAAAGCTAAATCCTCTACCTTATATTTCTCTTCGATGAATGTGCAAAGATTGCTTCGTGTAGAGTGATAATTAGATAGCGTATCTTTCTTAATATCTATTCCAACGTGTTCTTCTTTCTCCCTGATAAGCCTATCAAGGCGTTCTATAAGCATACACCGAGATTGTACGCTCCCTTGAAACTGCTCCTTGATGTCCGTGGCAGTAAATGCCTGTCCTTTGGACAGCAATGTTTGATAAGCGGACTGAATGGAAAGTACTAAACTATCCAGCTTTCCGTTCACTTCCACCGCCTCACGGCTCTTGCCCCTCATTCTACT